CCGAGCAGAACGACTTCCCCGCGTTGTATGGGAGCCTGCTTGCGGTCCTGGTGCCATTGTTCGTGTTCTGCGCGATCATCGGATCGCTGTTGTTGCTACTGATCTTGTCGACTACGGATGTCCACAAGGGGCCGGGGGCTTCGATTTTCTTAAAGTCCGGCACGCTCCGCCCGACTGCCGCTGCATCATAACCAACCCGCCCTACAAGGATGCGACTGCGTTCGTGCGCCGCGCGCTGGAGCTCGCTCCGCGCGTGGTCATGCTCCTAAGACTGGCGTTCCTCGAGAGCGAGCGGCGCAGCGATGTACTCGACGGCGGGCGGCTCCGGCGTGTCCACGTCTTCGCCAAGAGATTGCCGATGATGCACCGCGCGGGCTGGACCGGCCCGAGGGCGGTGAGCGCCATCGCCTTCGCGTGGTTCGTTTTTGACGAGAAGAAAGGGCCGACGACGATAGACCGGATCAAGTTCTAGCGTCTCAGTTATCTACAGCCGCTACCCGTAGGGCTGGAAACGAATCTGAGAATCGGCTTATCTAAAAAAGTTGCGCCCGCGAGTGGGGAAACTCCGGGCGCTGATCTGAACGGTGTCGTACGACCGTGCCAGACCGAAGAAGACCCCTAGATACGCGTTCTAGGCCGTCTACACAAGTTTCCCCGGAGATTTCAACAGCCCAATCGCTGCCTTCCGCAGCATAGGGAAGTCATGTCCAGCGCACTCTCTCTAGAGTCTTTTACTCAGACTCAGAACAAGGCTTGGCTCAGTAGAGTCCTAACCTCTCGGTTGTTGAAGAGTCTTCCGAGGAAGTAAGAATCTTAACAGGAGGTTCTATCTCATGACCGACGCGAGGATTACCCCAGTCCGCAGCATCGACGAACACGTCCATGTGGTCCACAAGAAGTGGGAATTGATGGAGCGGGCGGCGAAGACTGCTACGGACGCCCGACTGAATGTGGCATTGGAGTTGAGGGCGTTAAAGCAACGAATCGAAGAGGGAGACGCTGGCGATCAAGCGGCGCTAGATTGGTGGGATTGGTACGGTGATCACTTCGTGAGGTCGAGGTCTGACGCAGAGAAGCTGCTTGCGATAGCAGGATCTAGCGATCCTCCCGCCGCGCTGCAGCGGGTGCGCGAGCAATCGCAGCAACGGAAGGTCGCGTTCCGCGAGAGACTAAAGGTGGTCGAGGGAGACGCGTTGCGTTCCGGAACGCAACCTTCACCGCCGCCCGCGTCTCCGGCAGAGTCTAAGATGCTCACGCCTACCAGGACGGTGGAGGAGCCGAAGATCACCGACGGCGAAAGGCAGTCCATCGAGCAGATCGCGGACCTGTTCAAGAGCTTGAGTTGGACTGGGCGCAAGGAGGCCATCAGGCGGATCAACCGCTTGTACCAGGAGTGGCACTCATGACGCTGAGCTATCCCGGAGAGCGTGGCGTCAAAAATGGAATTAAAGCGATAACGCAGGACGAGTTGGTCTTTTCGATCCGCCGCCGCTACGAACCGAAGCAGGTCCACGGCGGACTGCTGTGGTACGCGCGGCTGCGGCATTGGAAGGATGGGTGGGCGGCCTACGCGTTTAAGGAGATATACGGGGCGTGGCCGCGGGACGACCAGAAGGGTGAACCTATCTGCATCTTGGACACCGATCTAGAGCAATGGTGTTGGGCTAGGAAGCGCAAGGCGGTCAGGGGGGCTACGACGACTGATTCCCGCCCGAGCAAGTACAATTCCGATGGCGACACGAGGCAGAACAGCGCGTTGATGTCTGCCGATGATCGGGACGTTGATCTGTGATCGGGACGCCGAAGACGATGACCGACGCGATCGCCATGCGGTCGCAGATGGAGCGCGAGGACTTCGCCGCTCGGGTGCGTGGCGAGCATGCCGACGACAAGGCGTTCCGGCGGTACGTTCTCGGCGAGCTGCGACTCGCCTATCGTCGCGCCAAGCTGCACCTGGCGGCGCTTCACGAGGCGGCGAAGATGGTCGAGGCCGGGGTCGACCCGGAGCTTGCGCTGTCCTCGATCGGAGACGCGATGGACTACGTGATTTTATCACCACGGGAGGAAGACCATGGACGTGAATGAATGGGAAGACGCGTGCGACCGCGGAGACAGCGTGAGGCTGGTCCCGTGGTGGAACGCGCCGCATGCGCGCGCTGCGCTGCAGCTCGTCAAGTCGATCGAAGAGGGCCGCTGGATGGACCCGGACAACGCGCCGGTGTCGTATTTATCGCCCACGCTGGACAAGGTGGCGGGGCACGAGATCGAGGAGGCTGAATGCCCGCGATGCGCGCCTTCGCCGAGATACTGTGATCAGTGTGTGTCATAGCCATGCCACAGGTGAATGAGCGCGTCGTCTATCGATCTATCGCTGGTGATTTCTGGGACGTGACGATACTCGCGGTACGAGAGTGGCACGATCCGATTGGCCTAATCCAAAATGTGGTCGATATTAGGGTATTAATTCCGGGGAGGAGTGAACCGATCGAACTCCCTAACATCTGCTGGCGGGATGACCCGGACGATACTCGGCCGGGAGCGCGGCCGAGGAGGGACGCGTGACCACGCGCCAGCGCCCAGCGAACCGGCGGGCGAGCGAGAACTTCACGTTCGAGCTGGACGGGCTGCGGTACACGGCGACGGTGAGCCGGATGGAAGACGGGCGGATGGCCGAGCTCTTCCTCAACAACCACAAGGCCGGGAACCAGAGCGACACGAACGCGCGGGACGCGGCGGGGAAGGCCACCGGCCCCGTGGGCGCGGCCCTGGACATTCTGGCGGGGAGATAGCGGCATGGCGAAGAAGCGCACCAGCGGCCGCGCCAAGCCCGCTGCGGGGCCTTCGAAATCGCGCGGCGGCGGGGAAAGCAGACCCGCTCGGTTGGGACAAGCTGGTACGGCTCGCGAGGCCCCCAGATCGCCCGCAGGGCGCATAGCGTCGCCGGACCAAGTTGATGGAGCTGGGATAGCGTCCAGCCCGCGCGATCCTCCCTTCGCGGTCCCGGATTGGCCCGCGACGACGCCGAAGCTCCTTCCTCTCCGCGAGATCATCCCCTACGAGCGGAACCCGCGCACGCACCCGCCGGAGCAGATCGCGCTCCTCGCCAAGCTCATGCTCAGGCACGGCGTTGACCAGCCGATAGTGGTCGACGAGGCGAACGTCGTCCTCAAGGGGCACGGGCGGCTCCTGGCAGCGCAGCAGGCAGGGTTCGAGACGTTCCCGGTGGTGACGCACCGCGGGCTGTCGGCGACGGAGAAGACGGCGCTGCGGATCGAGGACAACCAGCTCGCGCTGCTTTCCGGGTGGGACCGCGGGCTGCTGCGCGTCGAGATGGTCGGGCTGAAAGCCGCGGGCTACGACATGCCGCTGCTCGGGTTCGGCGAGGCGCAGCTCGTGCAGTTCATGGCGGGGGCGCAGCCGCCTGATGAGTTCGCGGCGTTCGGCGAGGACATCGAGACGAAGCACCAGTGCCCGAAGTGCGGCTACAGGTGGTCCGGGGGCAAGCCGGGATGACGCTGTGGTTCTGCCAGCGCGACGGACGGACCGGCGTCGTTCAAGAGGAGGAACCTGAGCGAGGAGCCGATGTTCACGGTCGCAGCGGGAGGTGCAGGCGACGCGCTCGCAGGCAAGTATTGGCTGGAGGACGACAGGATGGCAACTTGGATCGAATGTGACCGCACGACCAGCAAGTTCAGGACTGGGCCGGCCATCAAGGTTCATTCCGTGGACGATCCGGCATCGACCGTCATGGCTGAAGGGATGGGGGGGGCACACGCCGGGAGATTGGAAGATCGCGATGGATGACCGCCCTGATGATGACAGGACCGTGCCGGCCGTCGGCAAACCGCCCTACCGCGTTCCCTCGATGGTGGAGGTCGCCGCGGTGCCGTGGAACGGGCTGACGGTCGCCACGACCTTCGCGGGCTGCGGCGGCTCCTCGCTCGGCTACCGCATGGCTGGCTACCGCGTGCTGTGGGCGAACGAGTTCGTCCCGGCCGCGCAGGAGAGCTACGCCGCGAACATGGCTCCGGGGACGGTCCTCGACCGCCGCGACGTGAAGGTGGTGGAGGCGGTGGACGTCCTGCGGGCCGCCGGGCTGCGCGAGGGCGAGTTGGACGTGCTCGACGGCTCGCCGCCGTGCCAGGCCTTCTCGACCGCAGGCAAGCGGCACAAGAACTGGGGCAAGGAGCGCGAGTACGAGCACGGGGCCAAGCAGCGGAACGAGGACCTGTTCTTCGAGTACGCGCGGCTGCTGAGGGGGTTGCGGCCGCGCGCGTTCGTGGCCGAGAACGTGAGCGGGCTGGTGAAGGGGGTGGCGAAGGGATACTTCCTCGACATCCTCGCGGAGCTGAAGGGGTGCGGCTACCGCGTCGAGGCGCGGCTGCTCGACGCGCAATGGCTCGGGGTCCCGCAGTCGCGGCAGCGCATCATCTTCGTCGGCGCGCGAGAGGACCTCGGCCTCGCCCCGGCGTTCCCGCGGCCGCTGCCGTACCGCTACAGCGTGCGGGAGGCCATCCCGTGGATGAGCGCCCTGCGCGTCGCGCAGGGCAGCGGCAACGGGCACTCGTCGGCGAGGGGCGAGGAGGTGGACAGGGACGCGCCGTCCCCGACCGTCATCACCAAGCAGAACCAGTTCGTCGTGGAAGGAGCGGTCGGGTTCGACAAGCACAAGTCTCGCTCCGCCGACGAGCCGATGGCGTCGGTCATGGCCGGCCGCTCCGTCTTCGTCGTTCACGACGATTCCTATGGCCGTCCGGAGGACATAACCGACAAGCCTTCCCGCACGGTCCGTGCGGGAAGGCGAGGGACCATGCACATCGAGGGCACGGCGATC